ACCAAATTGACCAAATATAAGAACAAATTGGAGGAGATTTTTAAAAATATTCGGAAGACGGAAAAGAGCTATATCGACCTCTACAAAGTGCTGTGCATTGACGATTTAAGATTAGAAAAGCCTAGGTGCTCTATTTCTGAGTTAATGTCGAGCGATTTGGGGATAGACCAGGAAACCGCGACAATTTACCCGACCTTACTGAGAGAACGAATTTTTTCTATAAAGTCTGAATATCTCAAGAGCCTATGCGATGTTTACGAAAAAATCGAGGCTGAAATCGAAAACGAAACGTGTAAAATGAAAAATATTACCGATTTTCTGGATCTTTATAAAAAAACAATTGATACCTGCGATACCCATAAAAAGACGCTTAGTAAATATTGCTGTACCATATGTTACGAGAACGAGGTAAAGATGTGCCTCCAACCTTGTGGACATACCTTTTGCGTTAGTTGTACCGAAAAATTAACCACCCGTTGTTTTGCCTGTAATGGGGCAGTAACGTCCAAAATCAAAATGTATTTATTAGGAAAAGATGACGATGACGCATCAAACACATTAGCAGACATTGTCCCGGCAAACACTACCCCCTTAGCCCGGCGCACCTTTTTTCGCCTGTAATGGAGCGGACGCGGCCAAAATCAAAATGTATTTATTAGGAAAAGATGACGTGCACTTGGTTCATTATTTAGACGCTAATATTGGGCGTTTAAAATCGTCAAAGGTGTAAATGTTCAAGGGTGTATAGAAAATATGGCATTGATAAGTGGCTTTATCACAAAAATGCGGCACGGACTGTCAACCCAATAAAACAATCCGGCTCACGAATGACGAACTAGAATGGGTATAAGATTGTTTTTTTTGTGAAAAGGTATAGAGAAAGCGACATAACATGTAATAGTGCTCCAATGTTTGAATCCGCAGCCAATATTTATGAAAGTATATTTGACACGAATACCTACAAATATAAACAAATAATCAAATGGGGCAGTGTAGCAAAAAATTATGGTAAGATGTATGATGACAATGTCGTAAGCCATTTATCAAAAATGTTGGCGAATTTCGACATTAATACTGTCGATAAAGATGGAAAAAATTTGCTGCATCATTTCGCGGATAAAGACCACAAGCTACTGAAAATATTACTGGACCACGGTATCAATATCAATCAACCAGATAATCTTGGGCAAACCCCCCTTTTTTACACGACCCCCTCCTCCTTTGAGTTTTTTATGGATAATGGGGCAGACCTATTATGGCGGAATAAACAAGGACACAGTGTGTTACATAAAATTTCCAATTCTTTTTTCACAAGAGACCCCTTACATTTGATTGAAGTTGGAAAAAAGAGGGGAATCAACCTCATTGACTACAGCGAATATTCCCCGGAAGAAATACTACATCGCGCCATTGTTTTCCGAGACAGAGAGAAAATGAAGATGATACTCGAAGAAGATACAAGTTACAGTAACAAGCTCATCGAAGATAATTATTTTCATACGAGACTCTTTGGAATAAAATTATCTCCTTTGTATGTGGCGTGTTATAACACATTGCACGAAGAAGTTGAACTGTTGGTCGAATATGGCGCGGACCCCCGAGACCCCCTATTGTTATGGAGACTGATAAGCCGCTCTTGCCAAAAAACCCCGGCTTTTATGCGAATCATTCAAAGGCTGGTTGACCTAGGGGCGGATATACACGAGAAAAACATCTTACACGAATGTTACCGGTCAGCAAAACTGATGGAGATATTTTTGAAAGCTGGGTGTGATATCCGTAAACGCACCGACCCGGGTAATCAATATTATCATTGGTTTAAAGGACATTGCTTGGCAGACGCTGAACCTCTCCATTATTGCGCATATCTATTCCAAGAGATACGTGTTCTCGAGTTATTGTTCGAATATGGCGCGGACCCGAATGTACAAAATATGTACGGGGTCAGTCCGTTTATGTCGTTACTAAATTCCAGTGGTATAGCGTGCTTTTCTCCAATGGATATTCGTGAGGCAGTACAATTGTTTTTAGACCGCGGGGCCAATATCCATCTTACCGATAACCGGGGGAATACTATATTTCATTACCTTTATGATAATGACTACCTGAGTACTGACAAAAAAGCTCTAATCGTGCGTATTATTCGCGAAAAGGAAAAATTCTTCGTCTTGGAACCCCGTACCAACGAAATAGTATACAAGCTTCTTGGTACAACGGTATGAAACAGAAAATTGACATAAATATTAGATCATGGTAGTAATAGTAATAGTAAATGGTGTTCGAGAAGTTGCCGGTGGAATTGTACAACATTATCCTCGAATATGCTGGCGAGGTTAAATGTCGCAACGGAAAATATATGAACCAAATTCCCAAAGACGACGAACGATATCGGTTACATATTCCGTTTATGTTTAGTACTAAAGACAGTCTCAATAGCTACGTCAAAGTAATTGGGTTCTCTAACAAGTGTAGTATGCAAGTTCGTTACTATGAACCCCTTCAATCGCATCTATATACGTATTATTATGGTAATAAATTTCCCGCTGAGAGATCAGATGAGTATATTTGGGAATAACAATTGTATATTTTTGTAATAGTATAAAATTATCGTGTAATGAAACATATCGATGGAGGGAGAACTTATTGTACTTATGGGTATCGTATTTGTTATAATGACCATTTTTTGTTTGATACGTGTTGACCGATACGAGAACGAAGAAGGCACAGAATGGTGGGCAAAACTAAACGGAGAAAATTGATATTGTTATAATATTACACAAACACTAATACTATAACACTGTAATTATGATGTTGTTTCCGCGAAGAATTATTCCCGCGGTCAAGGGTTTGCGTATTCCGACCAGATCCGGTTGCCATAAAAAATATGTCCAAACCGAGCAAGACAAGAAAAAGGATAGAAAAATGATGACAGCGTTATTCGTGGGAGGCTCCTTGGGCGGTCTGGGTTTTGCGCACAGAGAGATTTTGAATAGACATAATTACAAACATAATTTTGTCGAGCGGGTGCTTATGATTACTGCTTCGGGTATGGTAGGATTTGGGGTAGGATGGTTCGCAATACTATTGTCGCCCATTATCTTACCCATTGGACTGATCGTGGGCACACTTGATTACTTTTATCCTCCACCCTCTGAAACAGACATGTAATGTGTGTATGTAGCTCTTACAGGTTGTATTGTTGTTTGAATTCGGCCAGTGTCATAATGGGAACGTTTTTTTCTTTGGCTTCCTTCAATTTGCCCGACGTCTGGTTCTCATCCACCGTTTTGACCAAGAGCGCCAAAAGCCCGTTCTTGATGTTCGTGGAGACTTTGGCTCCGCGGGTTTTGAGAACCGCCTCCAAATCCTTGTCGCGGAACCCGGTCATCGCAATCGATTTCCCGTAGAGGGGGTCGTTAGTATCTGGTGCGGTCACCTTCGCATCTGTCGGCTTCGCATCTGTCGGTTTCGCATCTGTCGGCTTCGCATTGGTCGGCGCAGCCGTACCCGTAAACATGGACATGACCGATCCTATCACTGTATTCGTCGCCGCAGGAACCGTCTGACTCGGACTCGCACTCGCACTCGCAATTTTTTGTCGGATCTTGTCTTCCAATCCACACTCTTTGATAAAGGTCATGAACTGGGGAATGTGTTCTACAAAACGTTCCGCCGTCTTCTGACCAATGCCCGGAATAGCCACCAATTTCGCCACATTGCGTTCGTCTTCGCGGAGAACCTCCGGGTATTTGGTCATGATCAATTCCACGACTTCGGGACCAAACCCGCGTCCAAATTGCTGTGACGCCGTCATGAGCGTGGTCAGAGACGCCGCATCAATCTTCGCATGGATACCGTCAAACAGCTTCTTGGCCGTTTTTTGTTGGAACCCCTCCACCTTCAACAAATCCGCCTCGGACATCCGCAAAATCTTCGGCACCGAAGTGTAGCCCGCCTTGATAATCTTCTTCACATTACCGGGTCCGAGCCCGTCCACCTCGATCCCCTTGAAAAACGCCGCAATCTGTTTCTCGAGAACCGTCACGTTTTGAGACACATCCTCCAAAATAATATCGACGTGGGTGTCGTTCCAGCGGTAGGCCTCCGCGGGCATCTTGGGCGCCGCCGCGGGCGTCGTGACCGATTGAATGTAGGGAATCACGTCCCCCGACCGGATGATCTGAATCACCGCCCCCACCCCAATCTTGTTCTTCTCGATGAACTCGGCGTTGAACCCCGTAGCGTACTGGATGGTCACGCCCCCCACCCGCACCGGCATGACTTGGACACGGGGTTTCAGGTACCCGTCTTTGGACGCGGTCCAGATCACATCCACGACGTGGGTCTCCGCCACCTGGTCCGACAACACCATCTTGAATGCGAAACTGTGGTCGGGGTTGCCCGAGGTGCGCGGATAAACGCGGTCGTCCGAGACGATGATACCGTCGATTTCGTACACACTCGATTTGCGCCAGTCCTGGAGCGTCTCCGACAAGGTCTCGTTGGTAATGGCCACCTCCGTCTTGTTCTGAACCACCACCAGGTTGGCCGTGAACAGCCCACTAAACGACGCCAATTTGGCCATTTGTTGCGAGGGCGTCAGGTTCTCCGGTTTGATGACCTCGTAGGCCACAAAATCCACATCGCGAATCTTGTCGTCCACCGTCTTGGCGTTGGCAATGCCCGCCACCAAATTACGGGGGTTGGCGAACTTTTCCCGGTATTTGGTGTCAAACACCGTCCGCGAAATAATGAATTCCCCGCGAATGACCAGGCCACGTTCTTTGGGCAATTTCAGGTAGGGGATCAGGTAGGAAACGTCTTGGCCCACCTTGCCGTCACCGCGGGTATACAATTTGGGCTCGGCGCCCTCGGTCGTGTACAGGCCCGAGACCCCGTCCAATTTACACGAAATCACGTAGGGACCCGGGTATTTCTGTTTCCACTTGTCCAGCGTCCCCGAATCGGGCTTGATCTTGTCCATCGACCACATCTCGTAGGGGAGTTTGGCCTTGTTTTTCTCCACTGCCGCCCCCACTTCTTGGAGAACCGTGTTCTTCGGGAATTTTTTCTCAATATATTCGTGTAAAATATCGTATTCACCGTCGGTCATCACCGGTTCTCCCACGCAGTGAAACGCATTGTTGGCCGCGTCCAACATCGCCGCCAACTGGGCTTCGGACAAGGATTCCAGGAGTTTGATGCCCTGGGTTTTAAATCGCGTAATGTTCTCCAAAGCGAATTCTTTCATGACTTTACACACTTGTTCGTGGGTTTTATTCGTCGCGGGTACCGCCGTTTGAATCAATTTTTCTTTTTCTTCGGGGAGAACCTGGTCCAGTTTTACCTCGTTTTTGGGTGGCGATTTTGCCGCGGGTTCTCCTACAGGATTTTCTGTAACCTGTTTTTTTTTCGTCACCCGCTTCTTCTTGGGTGGTTCGGCCACCTTCTCCGGGACATTTGCGGCTACGTTTTCAGGGGGTGCCGCCGCACGGAGAACCACGGCTTTGCCGTCCACGCGTTCCTGCGGTTCCTTGTATTCGAGCCCCAAATAATCAAAAATATCCTTTTCGGTGGTAAACGTGTCGGTCACCGGTTCTCCTTTTTTCTTGCCTTCCATTTTGGAGAACCCGTGTTCGTTCATGGTGAGACCCTGGACCAGGGCCCGCTCGCGCATGACCGTGTTGAAGCCCTTGCTGCCCGTAAAATAGAGAACCGCAAAAGGGTACTCTTTGGGGGACGTGTAGAGGAAATCTATCCGGCGCGCATGTTGTGCCCATGGTAATTTGGCAATCACCAAGCATTTGGAGGGTCCGCGGGACAACACCTCCACAATGATGTTTTCCTTGAGGAGGGCGTCCACGAATGCCACAAAATCTTGGGGGTTCTCCGAAGTCAAGATGACATCAATGTCGCCGGAATCGGGCATCTGGCGGCGGTAACTGCCCACGATCTGGAGGCGGAGGTTGCGGAGGGGGGCGGCGGAGGTCAAAAACGCGCGTTCGTAGTCTTCAATCTCGCTGCGCGGAATACGCTCCAAAATGTCGCGGTAATATTTCAGTCCAATGCGTTGTTTGTCGTTGAGAACCTGGCCCTGTTGGGCCTCCAGTTGGGCCAAGGTCGTGATGCCTTTGTCGACAATCTCGGCCGCTTTCTTTTCCCCGACCCCGTATATCTCGGAGAAGACGTCCATGGCGCGCTTCTTGTGAAGAGCCTCTTTTTCTTCGTCCAAGATTTTGAGAGAACCGGTGGCGGTAAATTCTGTGAATTTTTCCAAAATGGTTTTACCGATACCGGGTTTACCCACCAACTGTTGGGGGTCGGTAATAGAGCCATCGAATGTTTCCACCGTTTCACGCGCATTGTCGTACGCTTTTGCGCGCATAAACTCTTTACGCGTGCGCATGATGTACGCTAAATCCTTCAATAATTGAACCATCGCGGGTTTTAGGTTTTGGGCAGGGCTTTCTTTCGTCGCCGAATCAGTCTTCAAGGGTGTAGACATGGATTCTTTGGGAACTGCTAACATAGAATAGGAGGTGTTTTCTATATTTTTTTCGGGGGATAGTTCCTTTTTCGTTTTCCGGACATATTTGCGTTTAGGTTTAGGCTCGACGGGCGCACCATCGGGTCCCAGTTCGACCGCCCGGCGGGTATACTTGCGCTTAGCTTTGGTAACCGTGGGGGAAGCCGGATCCTGAGCAGATGCTAATTTTCTACGGGTGTATTTACGTTTGGGTTTAGGGGCTTCATTTTCCGGCAATTTTTCTGTTTTTTGTTTAACACGTTTTACCTTAATTTTCACCGTCCCCTGTAATTCCTCCATTATATAGTATAATAATATTTTCGTGTGACAAACAAATCTGAACTTTGTTTTCTATTATTAGGAGTTTTTTCCAAAGGAGGGGTAAGAGGCCCGGGCCTCAACCCTTGAACCGCGAAGCCGTTCCGAGGGGGGACCAAGGTCCCCGCAATTATTAGGCGTTTTTCCAAAGGAGTAAAGGAGGGGGCGTGCGGGTCAGAGCCCCGAAGGGGCTCAACCTTGAACACCGAAGGTGTTCTGAGGGGGACCTTGGTCCCCCGCAATTATATAGTATAATAGTATAATATAGTCCGTACAAATGGCCAAAAATTTACTCGAGAATATCAATTTCAAAAAAATAACCACTTTAGAAATAGTGGTATTCATTCTGTTTGTCATTTACCTGGTTTTCCAGATCCAAACCCCGTCATTTTTAATGCCATATATTAGTTCTCCTCTAGGTATCGTTTTCGTGTTAATCGTCACGCTCTGCGTGTTTTTCTACACCAACCCGGTATTGGGCATTCTCTCCTTGTTTGTCGCATATGAATTCATTCGCCGCAGTACGACGCTGATTCCGACCGCCCCCGGCACCAAAGTAGTTACGGTGAAATATACCCCCACCCAACTGCGTAAGGATCTCGAGATGGCCGCCATGAATCCGCCCAAGGAAGTCAGCGTGGAGGAAGAGGTGATTGCGCAAATGGCCCCGATCGGGGTGAGCGCCCCCATCAGCTACATGATGACAGGGTTCAAACCCGTGGCGGAGAACACGAAAAATGCCGCGGTAGTGTAAAACAACAATGGATAATATTTTCATAAATATCATCTATTTCACAGTGTAAAATTGAAGCAAGCCCCGTGTAATATAATTTATGTCATATTTTCTTTTCAGACGGTGTATTATATCGCCCGATGCCTATCAAAATTACCACAGTAGATTTAATCACCAAAGCGTCGGTCTTGAGTATGGTAGAATATTACAATACCCATCGTCCCAAAAATACCGAAATCCTGGAACTGGTGGAATACACACATTTATCGGTGCGTTCGGGCGAAGTACCGTTGACCAGGTATGGCTTTCGGATGCTTGCCACTCAACCGAATCACGCCTATGCCAATGGAAAATATAAATACATGCGTTGGCAGGGGAAAACGTTAGTTTCCATATACAACTACCCGCCCTTTTCTCCCGAGGAGGAAATATTATTGTTCAAAATCGCGCGATATGTTCTCGGAAAAGAAAACGTTTCTTATTACCGTACGTACGAACAAGCCATCAAACACAGTCCAAATTACAATGCCACCGTATTTAGTCATTTGTTGGGTGACGCGCGCCCCGCACCAGAAAACCGGTGCCCCGACGTTCGACGCGAACACGTGGTAGACGATTCGGTACTCTCGCTTTCAGCCAATGCGGGCTGGCGGTTTCCGCGCGTCCGCATATAATCCTAACAATATCATCATACACTAATAGTAATGAATACAAACTTGATTGTGGGTATTACCGTAACAATCGTGCTTGCGTTCATCTTTTACAGTGGTTTTATTTTTTCTCGTCGATACCGTGAAGCCATCATAAATGGATAAAGCTAGAGTAATACAATCAAATGGTGGCCCACCGACCCTACAATGTGCATCAACGAATGGTACATGTTTGCGACATTTACATCCTCGGAAAAACAGAATTTACCGTGGAAAAAACCGTATACATACAAAAAGATGGTCGCTAAGAAGGTGAAAACAATCATTGTGGCGATACTAATATCCCCCTCCCCTTCCCCCTCTCCTCCTCTAGTCAACCCATCGCGACATTTTTGGAAAAACACGTACCCCCCGTAGAGAACAATACACGATATTACACATTTGTCCAATATATTGGTAAAGAAGTTATGCTCATTTACATGGACAACAATGGATGTGGCAAATAACGCCCCAAATAAGACGGCATAAATGTAATATTGGTAAATGTAGGCCACAATTACATTTGTAAGGAACACAAAACTGGAATACACGGTACCCTGTCTAGACATATACATACTACGATATTGTCACAAAAAAACCCTAAAAATCACACGACAATTCAAAGACACTGTCGTCCTTCTTACAGTTCGTGAGCGCATATTCCGAATTCGTGCGTTCAAAGAAATTGACCTTGGTCTCCAAGCTAATCAGCTCCATAAAATCAAAGGGATTGTGGGACCCGTAAATCTTGTCGTAGCCCAACTGTAAGCACAAACGGTCCGCTACAAATTCGATATATTGGGTCATCAAGACCGCATTCATGCCAATCATGCGGCAAGGAAGCGCTTCGGTAATAAATTCCTTCTCAATCTCCGTCGCCTCTTTCACAATCTCCATAATACGCTTCTTGTTGAGCTTCTTCTTCAATTTGCTGTAGAGTAAAATGGCAAACTCGGTGTGAAGAGCTTCGTCGCGAGAAATAAATTCGTTGGACAGCGTCAACCCGGGCATGAGACCGCGCTTCTTAATCCAATAAATGGATGCGAAACTGGAACTAAAAAAGATGCCTTCCACACAGGCAAATGCCACTAAGCGCGCCGCAAACGAAGAACGATTGTCCTCAATCCACTTCTTCGCCCAATTGGCCTTTTTAGTAATACAAGGAAAATTATCGATGGCCCGGAACAATTTATTACGTTGTTCCGAGTCCTGAATGTAAGTATCAATCAAGACAGAATACATGTGACTATGTATGTTCTCCATGGCAATCTGAAAACTGTAAAATGCGCGGGCTTCCGAAACCTGAACATCCGACATGAAACGCGTACCCAGGTTCTCCGAAACAATTCCGTCGGAACCGGCAAAAAAGGCCAGCGTCATGGAAATAAAATATTTTTCGTCGTCATTTAATTTTGCCCAGTCCCCCAAGTCACGCGAGAGGTCAATTTCCTCTGCGCGCCAGAAACAATCAACGTGTTTTTTATACATTGCCCAGATATCGGGGTAAGTGAGAGGGAACATGGTGTAGCGATCCGAGGATTCGCGCAAAATGGGTTCATCGATGATCTGCGACATGATTTTCCTAAATAATATATAGGAAGGGGATATATTTACTTATATCTATCTATCCACTCGGTTTTATATTTTTTTGTAAAAGTATTTACCCCATTTACCCTGTGGCAAATATTGCGCGAATATTTGTTGTTATTTTACACGGGGTAATTACGCAGTTGGTGGGTTTAGGGGCAACGTTACCGATAAATATTCTGTGGATGTTATGCCATAGGGGGGTCCTCCATACGCAAGAATAAATATTCTACATTGTATATAGGGCATTTCAAAATGGTAAATATGCTGACAAAGGCTCAAAACAAAATGTTGAAACTCAATTACTACGCGCTTCTCAACAGCCGGGTGGTATTGTATTTCATCTTCTTCCTTTCACTGGTTGACCTCTTCATATTCACCCTCGCTGGCGAATTCGCATCTGTGACTTTATTTATTTTGATTGGGTATTTAACGTCCTTTTTTAGTAAAAACATGATGGTGATTTTAACCATTGCCTTGGTGTTTACCAATATTATTCGTTTTGGCCGCGAGGTCCGTGTGGAGGGCATGACCAACGATGAAAAGGTATTGGACGAAGACGACGAAGACGAGGTGATGAAAAAATATGATGATTTCGACTCCTTTTTGGACGGCACAAATAAGGACAAAGGAACTGGACCCGCACCAGCACCCGCACCAGCACCCGCACCAGCATCGGCACCTGTTCCAGCATCGGCACCCGCACCCGCACCCGCACCCGCATTGGCCCCGGCACCGTCTGCCAGTCCGTCCCCTTCCCAGGCATTGGACGGACTGAATGCGCAAACCCAGAGTTTGTTGGAAAAACAGCAAATTCTGATCAAAAACATGGACAATTTAGATCCGCTGTTGAAAAAAGCCGAATCGTTCATGCAGCAATTTCAGACCATGAAATAAGATGAGAGTAAAACGCATGACAATATGAAAACCAGATGTGTAAGGTATACAGCGAAATTTAGATGGATATTATATTAGAGAGGACGAATATAATATCGACCCTACCATGAAATTAGACGATTTCGAAAAAAAGATATTTATTAGTGGTTTAGGTATCATCGTTTTAATACTCATTTTCTATTACATACACCAAAAAAGCAAATTACGCGAGGGCTCTGATTTTGTTATAACCATACCCTTGGTGGGAGCCATACCGATTCCATTTACCGATCCCGAGTTTTGGGTTAGCACGGCGCGATCGATTATCACACAAGTGAAAACGAGTGCGCAAATTGCGGGAGCACAGGCAACGACGGTTGCCAAGGCCGCGCAGGCCGAATCGGCCAATGCGTTGCGTCAAGCACAAAAAATTGCCATGGATCGGGCGGCAAATCTCGCTAGGACAACACAGACGTCTGTCTCGCACGCCAAGACCGGTATCCGTCAAAAAATGATTAATTACGCGAACCGGGTATCCGAGCGCGCCAACAAACTGAGAGAAAAGATCATGGATAGAAAGAAAAAATTGTATGCCGAATTCAAAGCCAAATTCAAAGAAGTCACCACATTTCGACGCCTGTTAAAATATGGTTTTGCGTTGTCCGTAATATTTAGCAAAATTGGCAGGTGGGCCATGAAAACCGTGACTATAATATTGTTGCGCATTTCGAACTTTAAAAGTTGCTTCATTTGGTATCTTTTAGAAATCATTGGCTGGATTTTATACCTTCCCATGGAATTTTTGGTATGGTTCTTCTGTCTTAAATACCTGGAAGACAATTTTTTCGGTATGGTGAAAGACATTGACTGTTTTTTCAACAGCGTCATGGGTTTTCATATTTTCTACTATTCAGAGAACATTCGCCAAAAATGCTTTGTCCCACAATTACCGCCGTTTCCATATTCTACGGCAGGAGGCATGTTTAGTAAAAACGGGATGATGAAATTGATGAAAGAGGTGTTTGAACCCCCCAACCCGGCAGAAATGGCCAACTATGTCAACGAAGGCCTGAAACAATACAAGAAAGAGCTGTTGGAGACCTTTAAAAAACCCGACGGTGTGGACATTTCCGAGATATGGGCCGAAGCCATGTCATTGAGCAAACTAATGGTTCCCGGCGACATTAAAGCGGTTGGCAGTATACCAGAAGACGATAGCGATGAACAAGCAAACAATGATGTTGTTACTCCTGCGGACGACGAAGAAATTGCGATTCCGGGAGGTACCGGATTATCCGAGGGGGATTTGGCAATCAATATGAGTCCTTCACCTGCCGCCACAGGTGATACGAGCCTTTCTACGGCCGCCGTACTCGCAAATATTGATAATACGGCAAATCCGTCTTCGACATAGAAGCCCCTCCCCCTTGAATATGTATCCGGACGAGAGTCCAGTGAGGGGCATGTATCAATAATTGTCGACAGTTTGTATATAGAGTATGGCTATTTACAAACCCCGAACCAGTCGCCCCTTGAAATACCCGCCTGGTACGGTGAACATTGATATTATTAGTCTTATTTTTGTGCTATTGATTGTGGGTTTCATGCTCTACTTGGCGCATAGGTATTGGTGGGATCACGGTGATAAGGAAAGTCGACAGAAAACTGTGAAAATTGGTTATTCTTCGGTAGACGTAGTCGCCCCCGCAGCTCCCGTCTTTTTGGGTAATGTGGGAGGTATTTCAACGCGTTTAGATGTGTTCAACGACCCCTATGTACCGCCCGTAAAAATGGACGGGTACGTGTCGGGGGACGTGCGCGGACTTCCGGCCATCGTTTCGCCAATATCTTCACCCGTGTACAGCGTTCAATCCCGGGGCGGCGGCTATTTACCGGTGAATGTCGAAACGCGCGGGATTCGCAGTGACTACAATCAGGTGGGAATTTTAACAAAATCGAGCGGGGGATCCGGTAACTTTAGTAAAAGAAAAATGTTTTCCGATGACATCCCGGATGACGGGTGGGAGGGGTCGGAGAACCGGCTGATATTGCCGCTTATGGGCCGGCGCAGTTTGACGGGGCGCGACAAATGGCAATATTATACCATGTCAAATACGGGAGTCGTAAACACCAAATTGCCCGTGCGGGTTCGGGGACGCAATTGCGCATCGGAATACGGGTGTGACGAAATCATGGATGGGGATATGGTGTATGTCCAGGGATACAATCACGGATTCCAAGCGACCATTTATGAGAATGCGACATTCAGTTATATACCGGTGCTATAAACCATCAAATATGTAGTTTGTGCGGGGGTATAATGTTCAAGGGCGTAGAGACACGTAACACATACGTAGGAGATTGATAAGAAATTCATGTTATATTATATATTTCGGGGAACATTTTAGATTTATTGTTATGGTAAATAAAGGTACAGTGGCGGTTGTAAGTAGTAACGGACCAAAAGCCCAAATCAGACCATCGCGACTACCAACTGCTGCTATCACCCGCGTCAACACACCAGTGTCCTCACCAAGACAATCGGATCCCGACTTCCCGGGTAATCCACATGACCCACCAAATAGTGATGCTGAAAACCTCGATGATAATACCACACGTTTAATTAATATATTAGAACGAGTAATAGCCATAGGAAACACGCAGTCATTAAACCAATCACCAAACGAGCCTCCCTCTGTTTCTCCTAGTACGGATAATAGTACTACATCACCTCAAAATCAAGATACATCTGCCGAGTTGGTCAAATACCAGCCATTTTCATTCCAGAATTTGATTGACCATTCCAAAAAATTGTTACAAACCCTCCAAATTAAAGTTCCGGGGAATAAGGGTCCAACTGTTCTTGGCAAATTGTTTCAATCCCTATTTTCCGCGAACAAGGGTCCCGCGAGTTACCAACCACTCTCCGTTCAGCATTTAATTGACCATTCGGGGAAATTGTTACAATCTCTCCAAATTAAAGTTCCGGGAAATAAGCGTCCAACTGTTCTTGGCAAATTGTTTCGATACCCATTTTCCGCGAACAAGGGTCCCACTCCTAGTCCATTATCTCAAAATCAAGATACATCTGCCGAGTTAGCCAAATACCAACCACTCTCCGTTCAGCATTTAATTGACCATTCGGGGAAATTGTTACAAACCCTCCAAATTAAAGTTCCCGAAAATAAGCGTCCAACTGTTCTTGGCGAATTGTTTCGATACCCATTTTCCGCGAACAAGGGTCCCACGACTTACCAACGACTCTCCGTTCAGCATTTAATTGATCATTCGGGGAAATTGTTACAATCTCTCCAAATTAAAGTTCCGGGAAATAAGGGTCCATCTTTCTTTGACAATGCCGGGAATTTTATAAAAGGTGTAGTTAATAATCTTACTCGCCAACCGGCATACACACCATTGTCGATTACCAAGTACCTCGAAAATTCACACAAACTCTTGACCTTGATCCAGTTTTTACCTAGGGCGGATAAGTCATTTACGAAGAATTCTCTCTACCAAGAATTCATCACCAAATTATTGAGCGATACGTCATCGGCATTCGATAAGTATTATCCCGAAAGGCTCAAAATAACCGAGGCAGGTGAATTGAAACAAGACGAAAAGCTGTTACAATTCAAGACATTGGACACTCCCGACGAGAAACCGCAAAAAACTTACACTGCCACCATAGAAAAAATGGGCGACGGCATCTATCTCCCCAAAATGACCCTGGATATTCCCGACGTTAAACCGAAAGAACCCGCAACTACCCCGATTACTGGCGGGGGTATGAACGCCATGATTGTTGGGGCAGATAAACTGTTGAAACAAATCATGTCGGGTATTCAATTGAAACCGCCCAAGAAAACGTACGGGGGCATAAATGTACGTAAAAAAGTAGGTGATATCTATA